GGAGCAGGGGTTGAGTTTCCACACCCACCCACACTCGTGATGGATATCACTTGTGGGCCACCTGAGCCGAAAGGGTCAACGTGGTTTGTCCAGGGATGTTTGGACTTCACAGGGGACTCTGTCCCCTTTCCTTTTAACCCTTCAGTTCCCCGGGTTTACGGTTGGTGTCCCCACATACACCGCCCTCGGTATGGCCCGAGTCAATGCCTTTCGCTGGAGTTCGCGATCTGAACCAAACCCAAACATGAAACACAACTATATGAAAACATCGATCACTCATGTCGCAGTCGCCGTCGCAACACTTGGCCCACCAATCGTTGCTTACGGTATCTACTGCTACCACACTCGAGTCAGCGCGAAGTTTACAGAACTCTTCAGTAGGTACTGCGTGGATGGAGTATGGGATGTTATTGGGGTTCTCCGATACATTGACACAACCTACTTTGACTGCACAGTCGGATTCTACACAACAGCGGTTAGAGATCAACTGCGGAGGAAGGTTCTCGATGACCATGCCCAAAGAACTATTGAGGCGAACCGGGCTGATGACGAGGGTGACGAGGGAGACGATGGATTTGAGGAGGAACGTGAGGAAGTGCAGGTTGAGGGAGGTATCGAAGTCAGGGTTAATCGCCGTGTGCGACGGGGCGGGCGTCGGAGTGCCGCCCGTACGATATATTTCCGGGTCGTTGCGTCCCTTGGCCAGCGACCATTTTCCACCTCCCAGAAGTTAGTTGTTGAGGATCATGCCAGGCGCCATCTGAAGGACATGAATGTTCGCTACCAGGATTACCCAAGATTGTTGGACTTGATAGTGGGTATGTACTTCACCCCCACAAGAGAGCAAGTGGAATTGGGGGCTATGTTGGCATCTGGGGAGTTTGGGAGGGAGCGTAAGTTGGTGGACGCTCCCAGATAGGGCGGCTATGGGATACTTGAGGGAGTTGATACGAATGTTCAGCGTGGTGTGTTTCCCCACAATGCTGACGAGTTTGTGGTCGAGTATCCCAAGCCGAACCCTGTAAGGAGCCGCAAGGTTATGTTGCTGACTGGCGTGCAAGGAACCACGCGTTTCTTAATACACAACAATTCAGCAACTAATCTGAGGCGAGCCCTGATGGAGCGGGTGTATCATGTGGAGGCTAACGGGCAGCTGCAAAGGCCACCACAACCTGTTCCTGGGATATTTGCGACCCTGATGGGCTCCAGGGATAAGATTGCTCATATGGTTGGGCGCCTCACCCCTATGTCTCGCGAACAATTCGTCGCGACGCGTCCGGTTGACAAGCGCAAGATCTATGAGAAGGCTTATGAGTCATTGCAGCAAACACCGCCTTGTTTGCAAGACTCTCGTGTGAGTGGGGCTTTCGTGAAATGTGAGAAAATAAATGCCACCAAGAAGCCGGACCCGGCACCTCGCATTATTCAACCACGGAGCCCCCGATATAACATTGAAGTAGGTAGATACTTAGTAGTAGCTGAACACGCAATATATCAAGCCATTGATGAATTGTGGGGGTCCCCAACTGTGATGAAGGGCTATAATGTCGAGCAGATTGGGGATATCGTGGCCACTAAGTGGGGGGAGTTCACAGATCCTGTCGCCCTTGGACTAGACGCATCTAGGTTCGATCAACATGTTTCCGTTGAGGCTCTGCAGTTTGAGCATGGGCTGTACAACGACATTTTCGGGTCTGGTGAGTTAGCTAGTTTATTGCGTAGGCAATTGGACAACAGGGGGTTGGCACATGCTGATGATGCAACGTTTGTATACCGCAAACCAGGCTCAAGGATGTCTGGAGACATGAACACAGCCTTGGGAAACATCATCATCATGTGCTTGCTTACTTATTATTTCTGTGAGGTTAGACAAGTGCGCGCCAGCCTCCTTAATAATGGCGATGACTGCACCCTCATTTTTGAGAGGGCGGACATTGAAATTATTTTGGAGGGGCTCCACGAGTGGTTCCTGGACTATGGGTTCAACATAGTCCAAGAACCAATCGTGGATGTTTTGGAGAAGATTGAGTTCTGCCAGATGCATCCTGTTTGTGTGAATGGATCTTGGAAGATGGTCCGAAATTTTTGGCCATCTCTATCCAAGGATGCTCTCTCCATCCGGTCGCGCACCACCACTGAGCTACGACAGTGGATGCATTGTGTCGGGAAATGCGGTCTGGCAGTCGCAAGTGGGGTCCCAGTGCAGCAGGAATACTACCTATATTTTGTCAGAAATGGACTGAAGGGTCGTAGAATGCGGGACGTAGAAACGTTGGAGGGCCGTTGCGGACTCACCTGGTTTTCCAGGGGGTTGGCCGCCAACCCCACACCCATTGGGGACGACACGAGGGTGTCTTTTTACCGAGCTTTTGGTATTGATCCGGCCATGCAGATGGCTATGGAGGCTGAATACCAAGAACTCACTTTCTCCACAAATGCTCCCAAGGCAGAAGATCTTTTCATTCGTGAATAATGCCAGCTAAGAAGCTGAAACAACGTGTCGCCAAGGCGGCTCGCGGGGTAGCCCGTAAAGCTAAAGCCACAGTGGCTGGAGTGCGCCAAGCCATCTTGGACGACAAGGCAGTTGCGGCTGCCAATATGCTCATGGATCCCTGTAATGCTAAGCTTTCCGAAGCTTGTTACAGGGGTGATGTGGGCTACAAGAGTAGGTTTGTGAATAACCAGTCACTTGGTACTGGCGCTGGTCAAACAGCAGCAGCCATTGCCTTCATCCCATCAAACAACACTTATGCGTTTGTTGCTAGCACATCCTCTGGTATATCCAGCACTTGGACAGTCGTGGGTGGACCTGGTACTGGGTTCTTGGGTGGAGCTGCTAGCTCCATTCGTAGTTTGGGTGCGTGCGTTTCAGCCACACCAATTTCTGCCAACTTAAACACGTCTGGTCAGGTGTATACAACCATTTGTCCCGTCAACTCGTTGCCGTCAAATGCAGCATCAGGCACAGCCGTTACTAT